GGCACCCGGGAACTGGGGTTCCTCCTTCCACTGGACTGCAGATGCGGAGCTTTGACATGTATCAACTGACGCACGATCCGGACATCATCAAGTGCACAGGCACCGGAGCGTTCATTCCGCGTGTCCACTGGATGTGGCGAGATTATGAGACGTGGATCCTGGCTGGCAACGCGCCCTCGCCAGCGCCGCCGCCCTACCCGGCGGGTTCCACCGAGCACCTCCATCTGCTGCGCCGCCAGGCGGAGCAATGGATGTGCGAGTACGTCCAGACACTGGGGCATACATCCATAGAAAGCTGCTGTAGCTACATCAGCAGCGTGATCTCGGGACTCTCCTGCGAGGCCCGAGCGATGGTGGCGTGGCGCGATGCAGTCAATCTGGCATTGACAAATCTGACCATCGCATCGCCCGAAGATGCGCAGACCTGGGAACAGATCAGGCAGAGACTACCGCAGCCGGAGACATTCGACTGGGTGTGCGGGACTTCCGACAGCGGTCCGCCGGAGCGCGGGCCCACAGGAATCTAGAGGAGCGTTCATGGCAAGAAAAATCATCGACCTCGATACCATTCAAGCGAATGGTAAGCGAGGGGAAACGCAGCGCCCGGCGTTTACCAAGATCAACGACAACTTCGCCGACGTCTACGCAGGCCTGGAGGGCGTACAGACCGCCGTGGACGGCCTGGACAGCCGAATGGCAGGCCGCAACCGCCTTATCAACGGTGACTTCCGGGTCTGGCAAAGGGGGACGGCGTTTTCCGCATCTACCGGTGCCCGTCCTATCGCCGATCGCTGGCTGGTGAACTCGCACGCGACCACTCTCTCTGCATCGCGCGACGACATTGCGGCAGGCGGTGGTGCGGCGGGAAGGCTGATCGCAGGTTCCCGTCACCTGCTGAAGCTCGTCGTCGAAAGTGTCGCCGGCGCCGATAGCATGGCACTCGTCCAGCAGCGCATCGAGGACGTGCGTACGTTCGCGGGAAAACGCGTCACCATCAGCTTCAAGGCGCGGGCCACGGTCGACAACTTCAAGGTGGGCCTGGAATTTCAGCAGTCGTTTGGCACCGGCGGCTCAACGGCTCGGGACAGCATCGGCGGCGGCGTCACGCTCGATACGATGTGGCGCTGGCACCAGTTGACCGTGGATGTGCCTGGCATCGCAGGGCAGACCCTGGGCGCCGACAGCTATCTACAGCTCAGCCTGTGGCTGGACGCGGGCGCGAACTTCGCAGGTCGCGCGTTCGGGGCGGGACAGAAGAGTGGCGTGGTCTATCTGGCTGAAATGCAGGTCGAGGAGGGTGACACCGCAACCGATTTCGATCGCCGGCCCGAAGCGCTTGAACTGTTGCTGTGCCAGCGCTACTACGAAGCAGTTGATGTGAACCGGATCCTGGGAATCACTTACACCGCCAACGGCGATTCGCGCGCCTGCATCCCGTTCAAGGTACGCAAGCGCGTGGCGCCCAGGATCACCTCGCCCTCCACCGCGCTCAACCTGGTGGGCTTCGGCTCCGAAGGCAGTCTCATCAACTTCAACGGCGGCGATCCGGGCTGGCAGTCCACCGTGGACGCGGCCGTGTTGTCCTCGATGTCCAACAACATGCAGCAGTACGGAGCGGTCGTGGTGTGGTCGACCACCTCCCAGGTTCTGGTGCACGCAGACGCGGAGCTCTGAGCCATGAGCGCAATCACGACCGAAACCGGCCGCGTCAGCGGCTTCACCACCAATGCGTCACTGCGCCCCGGACACCGTGTGATCGTGCCCTGCGGTCAGCCGTCCCATCCCGTACCGCCTTATCCCGCCACCGCTCAGGAGCGCACCCCATGATCACCGCCGATGCCCAGCAACTCGAGCCGGGTGGCCGCATTACCGTCTTCGAACTGGACGCCAGCAGTTTCGGTGCCGACCAGCTGTTCTTCCACGCGCACCTGCAGAGCGGTGTGATCATCTGGCAGGGGCAGGAGTACGGCCCCTGGCCGATCGAAGCCAGCGGCTTTGAACGAACCAGCGACCAGCCGCCGAACCCGAAACTCCGGGTCAGCAACATCGATGGCCGCATCACCGCGATGTGCCTGCTGTTCGATGATCTGGTCGGCGCCCGTGTCATCCGTCGGCAGACGCTCGCCAAGTACCTGGATGCAGCCAACTTCGAAGAGGGAAATTCCAGCGCCGATCCGGCAGAGCACTTCCCCGACGAGGTCTGGTTCATCGAGCGCAAGGTCGGTGAGGACAAGCAGACGGTGGAGTTCGAACTGACCACGGCCATCGATCTCAACGGCGAACAGCTGCCCGGCCGGCAGATCATCGCCGGCATGTGTGGTTGGCTGGTACGCGGTGGCTACCGCGGCCCCTACTGCGGCTACAACGGTCCGGCGGTTGCCGATGGCGACGACGTGGCCACCGATGACCCCGCCCGCGACCAGTGCGGGGGCCGTGTGCGCAGCTGCAAGATGCGTTTCGGCCAGGACAAGCCTTTGCCCTATGGCGGCTTCCCGGCGGCCGGCCTGCTCCGCTCCTGATCCAGCGCTTCCGATTCTCCACTTCCAGGCCCGCTCGCGCGGGCTTTTTTTATGGGTGAAACATGCAACCAACAACCCTGCAGGCCATCCAGGCACATGCCGTGGCCGAGTACCCGCGCGAGTGCTGCGGGCTGATCGTGGCCATCGAAGGCCACGAGCACTATTTGCCGTGCCGCAACCTCGCGGGCACACCCAGTGAACACTTCCGCCTGCCGGCCGAGAACTATGCCGTGGCCGAGGACAAGGGCGAGGTGCTGGCCCTGGTGCACAGCCATCCGGACGCAGCTGCCACACCGTCCGACGCGGATCGGGTGATGTGCGAGCACAGTGGCCTGACCTGGCACATCGTCAGCGTCGGTCAGGTGGATGGCGAGGCACCCGAATGCGGTGACCTGCAGACCATCCAGCCGAACGGCTATGTTGCGCCGCTGGTCGGCCGCCAGTTCGCCCACGGCGTGCTGGACTGCTACAGCCTGGTGCGCGACTTCCATGCGCGCGAACTAGGCATTTCCTTGTCCGACTACACCCGCGACGACGACTGGTGGGACAAGGGCCAGGACCTGTACAGCCTTGAACGACTGCATGCGGAAGGCTTCGACCTGATCGAAGGCGAACCGCGGCGTGGCGACATGATCCTGATGCAGATCCGCTCGCCGGTGACCAATCACGCCGGCGTCTACCTGGGCGACGGGCAGATGCTGCATCACCTGCACGGTCGTCTTTCCGAGGCCGTGCCCTACGGCGGCATGTGGGCCGAGCGCACCCGTTGCATCGTCCGCCATCGCGAGGTGCGCCATGACTGACCGTCTTCGTACCATCCGCCTGTACGGCAAGCTGGGCGCGCGCTTCGGGCGCAAGTTCCGGCTGGCGGTGAACAGCCCGGCCGAGGCCGTGCATGCCCTATGCGTGATGCTGCCTGGCTTTCAGCAGTACCTGATGGGTGCAAAGGCCAAGGGCATGGAGTTTGCCGTGTTCAACGGTAAACAAAATCTCTCCCGGGAGCAGTTGCACGACCCGCCGGGGCAGGATGACATCCGTATTGCGCCTGTCATGGTGGGCAGCAAGCGGGGAGGAATCCTGCAGACCATTCTCGGTGTTGTCCTGATCGTCATTGGCGTTTACATGAACATCGCTGCTGCGGGATCAGGTATGGGATTCGTCCAGATGGGTGTTGGCATGGTTATCGGCGGCGTCACCCAGATGCTCTCCCCGCAGCCAAAAGGCCTGGGCGCAAAAGATAGCCCCGACAACGCCCCCAGCTACAGCATGAACGGCACCGTCAACACCCAGGCGCAAGGCAATCCTGTCCCGGTGGCCTACGGCGGCCATGACAAGAAAGGCATGTTCATCGGCTCGGCCGTGATCAGCGGCGGCATCCTGGCGGAGGACCAGTTTTGAACCAGATCATTCATTCCGCACAGCGTGAGCGCAGTGCACCCATACCCACACTGGCCGGCGCAAAAAAGGGCGCCAGCAATGCACGCACGCCGGTGGAAACGCCGGACAGCCTGCACTCGATGGCAGTGGCCCGCATCATCGACCTCGCCAGCGAAGGCGAGATCCGCGGCCTGGTCGCCGGCAAGCAGTCGATCTACCTGGACCAGGTGCCGATCGAGAACCCGGACGGCACGCTGAACTTCTCCGGTGTGGACGTGCAGACGCGTTCCGGCACCCAGGACCAGGAGCACATCAGCGGCTTCCCCTCGATCGAGAACGAAGTCGGCGTCAACGTCGAACTGCGCAGCGATGCGCCGGTGGTTCGCACCGTGTCCGGTGCCGATCTGTCGGCGGTGCGCATCCGCTTTGCGGTGCCCGCGCTGCAGAAGACCAACACCGAAAACGGTGATACCGAGGGCTATCGCATCATGTATGCGGTGGACCTGTCCACGGACGGCGGCCCGTTCAGCACCGTGTTGAACGACGCTTTCAGTGGCAAGACCACCAGCCAGTACGAGCGCAGCCGCCGCATCGATCTTCCGGCAGGCAGCCAGTGGCAGGTGCGCATCCGACGGCTGACCGCGAACGCCAACAGCAGCACCATCGCCGATACCGTCAACGTGCTGTCGATGACCGAGATCATCGATGCCAAGCTGCGCTATCCCAACTGCGCGCTGGCGGCGGTGCAGGTCGATGCCAGCCAGTTCCAGAACATTCCCACGCGCTCGTATCAGCTGTGGGGGCGCATCGTACGCATTCCGTCCAACTATGACCCGCTCACCCGCGTCTACAGCGGTGTGTGGGATGGCACCTTCAAGAGCGGCTGGACCAACAATCCGGCGTGGGTGTTCTTCGACATTGTCACCAACGATCGCTTCGGCCTGGGTCATCGCATCCCGCTGGACTGGGTGGACAAGTGGCGCCTCTACCAGATCGCCCGCTACTGCGACGAACTGGTCAGCGATGGCCAGGGCGGCAGGGAGCGGCGATTCACCTGCAGCCTGTACCTGCAGACCCGCGCTGAGGCATACAGGGTGCTGCAGGACATCGCCACCATGTTCCGTGGCATCAGCTTCTATGCAGCCGGCCAGGTCATGGCTTCGGCCGACATGCCCAAGGACCCGCTGCTGACGTACAGCCAGGCCAATGTCATCGAGGGTCGCTTCCACTATGCAGGCAGCAGCCGCACGGCGCGGCACACCGTCGCTCTGGTGTCCTGGATCGATCCGGATGATTTCGGCCGGCAGAAGGTCGAAGTGGTGCAACACCTGCCTGGTGTCGCCCGCTATGGCATCAACCAGACCGAAGTGACGGCGGTGGGTTGCCATTCGCGTTCGCAGGCGCAGCGCGTGGGCAACCACATCCTGCACACCGAGATGCTGGAAACCGAGACGATCAGCTTCTCGGTGGGGCTGGATGCCCTGGGTTGCATGCCCGGCGACATCATCCAGGTGGCCGACCCGAACCGCGCCGGTCGCCGCAACGCAGGGCGCATCCGCAGCGCGGGTGCGCGCACCTTGGTGCTGGACCAGCCGCCGGAGAAGATTGAAGCCGGCGATACCCTGCGTGCGACGCTGCCCAATGGGCATTCCGAAGCACGTACCGTGCAGTCGGTTGATGGCGAGACGGTCACCGTCACCGCGCCGTGGTCGGCAGTACCGGTCGCGCAGTCGGTCTGGGCACTGGAGTCGCCGGAGCTGGCGCTGCAGCAGTACCGCGTGCTGTCGATCAGTGAAGGCGAAGAGCTGACCTACCAGATCACCGCGCTCAAGCATGTGCCGGGCAAGTACGCCGCCATCGACGATGGCACGCGCCTGGAGCAGCCGCCGATCAGCATCGTGCCACCCAGTGTGCAGCCGCCACCCGCGAACGTGCGGATGGCCTCGCATGTGGTCGTCGACCAGGGTATCGCCACTTCCGTACTCACCATCGAGTGGGACGCGGCGGACAAGGCGATTGCCTATGACGTGGAATGGCGTCGTGGTGATCTCAACTGGGTCCGTGCCGGCCGCGTGGGTACGCAGAGCCTGGAAGTGCGCGGCATCTACGCCGGCCAGTACCTGGCCCGGGTTCGTGCGGTCAATGCGCTGGGTGCGGTGTCGCAGCCGATGGTCAGCGCGCTGACGACGATTGAGGGCAAGACCACGCCACCGCCAGCGCTGTCTTCGCTCACGGTCCGCAGTCGCGTTTTCGGCATCGAGCTGGACTGGCAGTTCCCTGTTGGTGCTACCGATACCGAGCGTACCGAGCTCTGGTACAGCACCAGTCCTGACCGTGCAGCGGCCATCAAACTCGGTGACTTTGCCTATCCGCAGGCACGGCACCAGATGAATGGCCTGGCGGCCGGCGCACGTTTCTGGTTCTGGGGTCGCCTGGTTGATCGCAGCGGCAACATAGGTCCATGGCACCCGGTGGGCGCTGGCGTACTGGGAGAGTCCAGCAGCAACCAGGCGGACTATGACGCCTACTTCGCCGGTCGCATCAACGAAAGTGCACTTGGCCAGCAACTGCAGCAGAAGATCGAGCGCGTCAGCGAGGTGCTGCCGCTGGTCTGGGATGCGGAGGCGACCTATACCGCGGGCCAGACCGTCATCCATGACGGCCGGATCTGGAGCTGGCAGGACACTGCAGCGGGCAACGAAACGCCGCCGGGCACGCATTGGAAGGATGTGGGCGATGCGATCGCAGATGCCGGTGCCATTGTCGGTCGGGTCGATCAGCTTGAGATGGATGTCACCGACGTCGACGGCAAGGTGGCTGCGCAGGGGCAGAAAGTCGATGGCCTGTTTGCCCAGGTCAGCGACCACAGCGCGGGCGAGGAGGACTACAACGTCGGTGAGAACGACGTTACCGCCGGCGCCATCACCGTCTACAGCGTGATGGCCGAAAAGGACGCGGCGCTGGCCAAGCGCGTGGACACGGTTGAAGCCTCCATCGATGGCGTACCTGGCAAGATCGAAGGCGTCAGCGCGGCCGTGCAGCAGGTCTCGCAGGCCGTGGTGAATCTGGATGGCAAGGTCAGCGCGACCTATACGGTCAAGGCGCAGATCAGCAGTGCAGGTCAGATCTACATGGCCGGCATGGGGCTGGGCGTGGAGCAGCAGCCCGATGGCAGTTACCAGAGCCAGATCCTGATGCAGGCCGATCGCTTCGCATTGTTTTCGCCCGGCACGGTGTTCCTCAACCCGGCCGCCCAGGCGCTGCTGGGAAACCAGCCGTTCGGGCTGCAAAGCGGCCTGGGCGTGGTGCCGGCGCGCGTCGCGGGCCGTAC